GATTACTGGGTTCAACTCCAGTTCGATGGCACGAGCACCTTGTGGAGTTGTCCAGATTTTCCAGTTAGGATTGTTCTTGCGCCACTTGATGTAGTTGTCTACCCAAATGGAACCATTAGCATCCCACCAGAAACCATCTTCTTTGTTGGGATTATCTTTAGTTGCTCGTCCTGCACGTCGTGCAGTGTTGAGGTCTAAGCCTTCGGTTTCTTTCTTCCAAGCCTTAGCCCATAGGTCATTCGTTGTCATAGTCGTACAACTCCGTTGCGTAGTGGAATGCACGGCCACCTGCTGACCAGATGCTTGGCTCCTCAGGTACCTGCAGTAGTCTGCCTAGGTAGTACTGGTAACCGCAAGTCAGATAGGTTGTGAATGCCGAGTAACTGATGTGCTCAGGTAGCGTGTAATCATCTAACTTAATCAAGGCGTTCTTCCACGAAGTCAGTTAAGTCTTCTAGGTCTTTGCGAAGTTCTTCAATCAACTCTGATATCTCATCAATCTCCGATAGGAGAATGTTAATCAAAGAGTCAAGTGTTTCTGTCTTGATGCGTTTCTTAAATGGGTTGAACATTTCATCCTCCGTCTAGTAGTTTTTAGATAGTACCCCTGTCAAGGACAGGAGGGTACTTAAGACAAGAGTACTATCTAAATCTATTGTAGTATATAATATAATATATATATTATATAAGGC